CGGATTTTTCTTCTATTAAATCAGATTTTCCAATTCCAAAATAATCAGCGAGAGCTTGTACGCTTCCCATTCTAGGAATGGATTGTCCCGTACACCAAGTATTAAATGTTTGTGGAATAACTCCAATAGCTTTAGCCACCTCTTTTTGGCTTTTTCCTGATTTCTCTAAATAGAAAGATAGATTTTTAGAGAATATTTTCTTTTGCTTTTCATCTGACATTAAATCACCTCACTTCGTTATTAATATAGTACAATAAAAATTGATTTTTTGCAACTAAAAGTCAAAAATAAATTGATTTTGGTATTGACATCCATTTAAAATGGATTTATAATGAATACAGAAATTAAAGAAAGGCGGTGATGACGTGACAAAGATGAGCGAAGGTAAAGCAGTACCATTTCAAATTTCTTTAGCTTCAGCACGAGTTAATGCAGAAATGACGCAAGAAGAGGTCGCAAAACATATGCATGTTGGAAAACAGACTATCGTTAGCTGGGAAAAAGGGACTTCTGAACCGAAAATGTCGCAAGGAAGAGAACTTAGTAAATTATATGGTATTCCAATTGACTATATTTTTTTACCTAAGAAATCCAATTAAAATGGATTACTAAATAACTAGGAGGTGAGAAAGACGAAAGTATTGAAAGATATACAGCCCGATGAAAAATTAGCAGAGGAAATCCAAAGTAATCTAGATGATCAGTTAAAAGAAAAACAGCTAGAAGAATCAGAAGAGTTAAAAACTATTCTGCATGGAGTAACAGGTAAAGAAATGAGATGGGCGATCTATTCTGCGATTTCTAAGCAAAAAGAAAAACAGCGTTGCCAGGAACAAAAAATATCATCCCTGCAAATAGCTGTTATATTGCAGGGAATAGCTGTAATTATTTTAGGCATTGGTGGAATCATTTTAAAAAAATATCTACCATGACAGAGGCTGTTGCAACAATCAAAGAAAGAATAGAAATAGTTTTAGAGAGTTTTGAATCCGCCTCTGCAGATAATGCATTTTGTTTGGCGGTCTCTGCAATAGATGTAATGGCATCTATTTGCTGTTGATATTTTGCTTCTCGTTCCTTTTCTATTTTTCGTTGAAGCTCAAATTCAGCCAAATGAGCGCGGCCTAATTCAGTGATAGAAACTTCATCAGATTCGTTTATGGATACGAGATTTGCATTTAAAAACATTTCTACATATCCATCAATAGACGGAAAATTGAAAAAGAAATCACCAGGATTTTGCCCAGGACATTCTAATATTGCCGTTAGAATTTCATATTGATATTCGGTAAGTTTAAATAACAAATTTTCCATTAAGAATACTCCTCTCTTAAGACTCGGACATGGCAGTGTCCTGTGAATTAAGTATAGGAGATATATGAAAGAAAGACAACAGAATAATA